ATGGCACAAGATTATCATCACGGCGTCCGTGTACAGGAAATTAACGAAGGCACACGTACCATCACCACAGTTAGCACCGCTATTGTTGGTATGGTGTGTACTGGTCCTGAAGCAGACGAAAAAACTTTTCCACTAAACACTCCGGTCTTGATTACTGATGTTTCACTCGCCATTGGCAAAGCTGGTAAAACCGGTACATTGCCTCAGGCACTCAAAGCTATCTCAGACCAGTCTAAACCCGTTACTGTTGTTGTCCGTGTAGCACAAGGTGAAACGGAAGAGCAAACTACCAGCAACATCATTGGTACTACAACTAATGAAGGTAAGAAAACCGGTATACAGGCACTGTTGGCAGCACAAAGCCAATTAGGTGTGAAGCCACGTATTCTTGGGGTTCCTGGGCTGGATACGAAGGCTGTTGCTGTTGAGTTGGCGAGTATCGCGCAAAAACTGAGAGCAATGGCTTATATCAGCGCCTATGGTAGTAAGACCATCTCAGAAGTTATCGAATATCGCAAAAACTTCAGTCAGCGCGAATTAATGCTAATTTGGCCAGATTTCCTGAGTTGGGATACTGTTTCTAATAAAGAAACTATCGCCTATGCTACAGCTCGTGCACTAGGTTTGCGTGCAAAAATTGATGAAGAAACAGGTTGGCACAAAACACTGTCCAACATCGGTGTCAATGGTGTGACCGGTCTTTCAGCAGATGTATTCTGGGATCTTCAAGATCCAGCAACAGATTCAGGCCTGCTAAACCAAAATGGTATCACGACACTTATCCGTAAAAATGGCTTCCGTTTCTGGGGTTCCCGTACCTGCGCTGATGACCCATTGTTCCAGTTCGAAAGTTACACTCGTACTGCCCAAGTCTTAGCTGACACTATGGCAGAAGCACATATGTGGGCAATCGATAAGCCACTAACTCCTTCACTCGTACGAGACATTATCGAAGGTATCAATGCTAAGTTCCGCGAACTGAAATCTGGGGGCTACATTATTGACGGTCAATGTTGGTATGACGAAAACGCTAATGATAAAGACACCTTGAAAGCAGGGAAATTGACCCTCGATTACGACTATACACCTGTACCACCACTGGAAAACATGATGTTACGCCAGCGTATTACAGATCGTTACCTGATGGATTTCGCGAAAAGCATAAACGGCTAAGGGGAAACAGATGGCATTACCTCGCAAACTTAAATTCCTGAACTTGTTTAATGATGGCAATAGTTATCAGGGAATAGTGGAAGAACTTACTCTGCCTAAGCTGAGTCGTAAACTGGAAACCTATCGTGGCGGTGGTATGAACGGTAGCGCAACCGTGGACTTAGGCTTGGATGAAGGTGCATTGGACGTTGAATTTACTCTGGGAGGAATGGAAGCTCAACATTATCGGCAATGGGGTCTGACCAAAGCTGATGGCGTAATGTTGCGCTTTGCAGGCTCCTGCCAGCGCGATGATACCAGCGATGTGATTGCTGTTGAAATCGTGATGCGTGGCCGCTTCCATGAGTTTGACCACGGTACTTATAAGCAGGGAGATAATACTCAGACCAAAATAAGCGCTAAAAACACCTATTTCAAATTGACGTGGGATGGTGAAGTTCTGATCGAAGTGGATACCGTTAACATGGTTGAAGTCGTTAATGGTGAGGATCGCTTGGCAGATCATCGTCGCGCTATGGGTCTTTAATCTAATCGGATAAACAAGGTTGAACCATGACAGAAACACTAATTACTCAAAACGACGAGCAGCGCACAATCGTATTAGAAGAACCGCTTGCACGTGGTAGTAGCAACATCACTGAAGTGGTGGTGCGCAAACCGAACAGTGGCGCGCTGCGTGGTGCTCGGCTACAGGCTTTGCTGGAAATGGATGTGGACTCAATGATATTGGTTTTGCCACGCGTTACCATACCTGCGCTCACTAAAAGCGATCTGTTGTCAATGACGCCCGGCGATCTGATTAATCTCAGTGTTGAGGTGGTCAATTTTTTGTTACCGAAGTCGGCGAAGTCCGGTTTCCAGACCGACTAACCGTAGATGAATTGGTGGCAGATATTGCCACCGTTTTCCACTGGTCTCCGGCAGTGACAAATGAAATGTCACTACCGGAATTACTGGACTGGCGACATCGGGCCATCTTACGAAGTGGTGCAGAAAATGAGTAATACACAGTCACAGCTTAAATTGGTAATACAGTCCGTTAATAAGCTGACCAGCGCCTTGAAATCCGCACAGCGAAATAATAAAAGGTTGGCGGATTCTCTCCGGCAAAATCGTGATGAATTCAAGCGATTAAATCAGACTTATGAAGCAATTAAACCTTATTCTGCTCCTGAATATGCGCAGGAAACTGCGCATACCAGTAACAAAAAGGAAGAAAATCGCGGTGAAGGTCGTTATAGCAAAATCAAAGAGCTTCGTGACCGCGTTAGCCAATATGGTGCTAGTGCAAAATCAGCCGGTAGTAAGATACTGACAACCAGTAAAAACTTTTTGATGCCGGGTTATGATCTCAGTGCTCAAATGTCCAAAATTCAGGCACAAACTAATATTGAAAAAAATTCTCCTGAATACACTATGTTGCTCAATCAAAGTCGTGAGTTGAGCAAAAGTACAGGGATTCCTGCCAGCCAGATTGCACAGGGGCAGAGCCTGTATGCTTCCCAGGGGTATTCTCCTGACCAGATAAAGAATGTGATGCCAGGCGCGGTATTAATGTCGCAGGCAAGCGGTACAGATTTCGCCAATGTGGTTGATATTAGTACTAATGTACTGGAAGGGTTTAAATTACAATCTGAAGAGATGGGGCATGTTAGTGATGTTTTGACGGCAACGCTTATTGGTTCAAAAACAACGTTGGCGGGATTGGGTGATACCATGAAATCTGTCGCTCCAGCGGCTACTTCTTTGGGGGTTGATATTGAAACCGTTGCGGCTGCTACAAGAAAGCTAAGTGATGCCAATATCAAGGGAAGTGAAGCTGGAGAGGTTCTGAGTAGTGTACTAAGCCGGTTGGCTGAACCACCTAAAGCTGCTGCTGTCGCATTGAAACAATTAGATATTAAAACTCGTGATGCTAAAGGTAATTTACGGCAGTTACCTGATATTCTCGTTGAACTAGATGATAAAACCCGTTCAATGAGCGGTAAACAACGTACAAGTTATTTCACAGCAATTGGTGGTGAAAATGCTGCTCCTGCTTTGGATGTATTGGTAAATCAGGCAGGGCAGGGAGGATTGCAAGCGTTTATCTCTGAACTGAAAAATGTTCAAGGTGAATCCCAAAAAGTTGCCTTTGTAGTGACGAATAATCTCACTGGTGATATCCAAAAACTCAATGCCGCTTGGAGTAATCTAGGCGTTCAGATGTTTTCTGGCGTAGAAGGTCCTGCAAGAGAAGTCACTCAGCAAGTAACCAATGTAGTCAATAAAGTCAGTGAGTGGATGGAAGCCAATCCACGTTTGGCTGCAACGCTTGCGACTATTACGGTGGTAGTCGGAGGCATGTTAACTGTGTTTGGCGCATTGGCACAGGCGATCGCTTCGATATTGCTTCCATTAGCTGTAGCGAAATATAGTCTTACTTTCTTTGGTAGTACTGGTGTGAGAGCGCTCGGATTAGTCGGGAATGCTCTGAAAATGTTGGGTAGCACCATGATGATCGTCGGTCGTTTGATGATGGCTAACCCAATCCTCGCCATTGTTGGTGTAATTGCGATGGCTGCTGTTTATATTTGGCAAAATTGGGAAACATTGGGGCCGAAATTTTCTCAGCTTTGGGAAAATATTAAAATTAGCCTCAGTGAGAAATGGGAATCCATTAAACAGAGAGTTCTGCAAACTTGGGAAAGTATTAAAACTAATATTAGTAATGCCTGGGAATTAGTTAAACAGAATACATTGGATATCTGGGAGAATATTAAAATATCGATCTCGGATAAATGGAATGAAATTATTACTGACGTAATGAATCTACCTAGTAAATTTAAAGAGGTTGGCACAGCGATAATTAACAGTTTATTGGAGGGGATTAATGAAAAATGGGAAGCCCTGAAACAGAAACTGACTTCATTGTCTGAGTATCTCCCTGACTGGATGCGGTCAAAGGAAGATATTTCAAGAGATGCCAGTAATAATGTGAGTCCTAATGTTAATTCGGTTCTGCCCAAACATGACAAAGGGGGCATTATTCCGGCTGGTCGATTTGGTATTGTTGGTGAATATGGACCAGAGATTGTCACTGGCCCTGTTAATGTTATTAGCCGACGACAGACTGCTAAACTTGCTGCCGCTGCGGCATTTTCTTTAAGCGTAATGGCGCCTTCTACCGCCGCCAGAACCGCACCATTGCATGTTCAGAGTTTACCGGTTCATGCTTATCCTCAGATTCAGGAAAAGAAAACGGACAAACGTCAGGTGGTTGAATACCGCAGTGAATCGCCGGTCTATCATATAAATATCTATGGTGCGCCGGGGCAATCTGCGCAGGATATTGCAGCAGCGGTTAGGCGCGAATTGGATGATCGGGAACGTAAACAGCAGGCTCGTTTACGCAGTTCATTCTCTGATAGAGGAGAATTCTAATTATGATGGCTGCACTGGGTTTATTTGTTTTTATGTTGAAAACCACGCCATACCAGAGTATGCAATATACTCAGTCATGGCGACATGCTTTTAATAGCCGTATTGGGGTGCGGCCTGCCTGGCAATTTCTGGGGCCGGATAACGACACAATGACACTTTCCGGTTCGTTATATCCAGAAATTACTGGTGGCCGTTTATCATTGACGATACTACAAGTTATGGCTGACAGCGGTAAGGCTTGGTCTTTTATAGATGGCAGCGGCACGGTTTACGGTATGTTTGTCATTGAGAGTATCGACCAGACAAAAACTGAATTTATGTCGAATGGTTCTGCCCGCAAAATTGATTTCACGTTGACATTGAAGCGAGTAGATAGTTCTCTAAGTGAAATGTTCGGTGATCTTCAAGAACAGTTCTCTATGCTTACAGACAATTTGTCAAATAGAGTCAGAGAGGTATTGTCATGACGTCTGAATTTGGCAGGGGAACTGAAAAAGGCAATGCACCGGCATTTCTTTTGGAAATTGATAATAAAGATATCAGCGGGCGCATTCAATCGCGCCTGATATCACTAACAATGACAGATAATCGAGGTTTTGAAGCCGACCAGCTTGATATTGAACTGGATGATGCAGATGGAAGTTTGGTGCTACCTTCTAGAGGTAATGTGATTTCATTGGCGTTGGGATGGCGTGATCAACCACTGATTAGTAAAGGACGTTTTACTGTGGATGAAATTGGCCACAGTGGAGTACCGGATAAATTAACAATTCGTGCCCGTAGTGCTGATTTCCGTGAATCTCTCAATATGAGACGTGAAGAGTCTTATCATAAGAAAACGATAGGTGATATTGTCCATATTATCGCTGCTAGAAATAATCTTACTGCTGATTTACATCAGGATATTGCGAAGATATTTATTAACCATATTGATCAGACGAATGAGTCAGATGGTAGTTTTCTTACCCGCTTGGCAAGGCAGGAAGGGGCGATTGCTTCCGTAAAAAATGGTAAGTTGATATTTATCCGGCAAGGACAGAATAAAACAGCCAGTGGTGCGGTTATCCCTGCATTAGTGATTACACGTCGGTCAGGTGACAACCACAATTTTACTCTGTCTGATCGTGAGGCTTATACCGGCGTGGTAGCAAACTGGTTGGATGTCCGTAAACCGGAGAAAAAACATACCTTAACCGTTGAACGAAAAAATCAGGAAAATGCTGATAAATTAAAATCTTATTTGATCGGTAGTAAAGATAACGTATTAGAGCTTTCTCGTACTTATGCTGATGAGGTTAGTGCTAAACGTGCAGCAAAGGTTGCTTGGGAAAAAATGCAACGTGGAGCAGCGACGTTTTCGATTCAATTGGCTCAGGGGCGTGCAGATCTCTACCCTGAAATACCAATCAAGGTTACCGGTTTTAAACCAGAAATAGATGCTGCCGAATGGACATTAACGACAGTCACTCACACGGTGAATGGATCTGGTGGTGGTTTTACAACAGCACTGACTCTGGAATTAAAAATTGATGATCTCGATATGAAATAATTGTTCTTTAAGTGAGATCTCATTGCTATATTGTTCACATTATGAGAGTTCATGTTTTAGTTAAGGGTAAGAAAATATGATCAAGTGTCCTCTTTGTGGTAAAGCGGCTCATGCACGCAGCAGCTTTGAGCATTCCAGCCATACAAAAGAACGTTATAATCAATGTCAAAACATCAATTGTGGCGCAACTTTCGTTAGCCATGAAACGTTTGTCCGCTTTATTTCCAAACCTGGTGAAGTAATAAGTGTTAAGCCGCATCCCAAAGAAAAAACTAAAACTCAATTGAATGTGACTTGAAAATTAAAAGTTAATTGTAAATATTTGCCACCAACAGGTGGCTTTTTACTCGTATGCTCGATTTGTTATATATCTTGTTGCTGGCTACGTGCTAAATATCTTGTGAATTAGTTAATAAATTCACTTGCGTCCTTGGTCATATTTTGTCAGCTTTGGTGTAATCAGAATCACTGATCAACACTCACCAAAGTAGGATAATA